TAGAGTATGGAGTAAGAGTAGCCGTACCAAGTTCGATATTTGACGAATCGTATTTAGTTGATACTACACTTGTTAATGATGCGATGGATGCGTTGACATCTGTGCTATCAGCCTTTTCATTAATGCTATTCGTGAGGTTGGTCACGGTGTTGTTAAAGTCGGTACGGTTCACTTTAAGTTCTATTGCCGTTGTATTTGCCTCTGCACGCTGTTTTACCTCATTGACAACATCTGTATCGGCTTTATTGGTTAATGCTGTGTTGAGGCTTTCAAGGCTTGCATTTACACTTGTCTGATTGTTTGCAATTGTTGTGTTGATTGTTTTGACGGATGCATCAATATCTGCCGAGTTTGCTTTGACTGCAAGAAGTGCATCAGATTCAGACTTAGTGTATACGGATGATACATCTGCCTTGAGCAATAACTGCTGACTGACTTTCGCTGATTCAGCTTTACTGTTAAGGTTTGCTCTAACATCCGCTGACAGCTTGTTAGAGGACACGCAATTGTCGGCAAGGTTATTTGTGGTTACTGTGCCTTTTGCGTTTCGTATGGCATCTGTGATACCGTATCCTGCAAGTGTGGTACTTTTATCAGCTTTTTTCTTAACTTCTGCAAGGTATTCCTCGCTTTTGTCTGAATACTGTTTCGCTCTAAGGAGAGCATATGAAAGGGCATCAAAGTCTGATGTGCTTTCAACTTCGTTGTCATTGACTGAGTAATACTTATTGATTACCCATTCGGGAGCAGACTCACTCTCAAAACGGTTCAGTTTATAAAATCTGCCATCCTCATAGTAGTAATACTTATCGTAACCATCTGCCCAGTCATCAGGCTGTGCTGTCAATACTGTATAAGTCTTGAAGAGATTTCGTTCTTCGACCATTGTACTGAAAACAGGGGATGCAAGTATTTTCTCCTTTGTAGATGTCACAACAAGCTGATAACTGACAATGCCGACACAAGTTGTGTCCTGAGTGTGGATAGTGTATGTGATGTTGCCATCCTCGTTAATTCCACAATCACGGACAATTGTTGTGCCATCGGGTTTTTTGCCGTACATTGTCACAACAACAGATTCCTCTTTCCCTACAACAATATCAAGTAAATTGATGCCGTTTGCAAGTGAAATAATAAATACAATAGAGTTGGCATCACCCTGCCTGATGCCATCTATGCATAACTGATTACCCACTTTGGAGCAGTCAAGTGTAAACTTCATTGTTCTCGATTTCATTTAAATCACCTCTTTAAATAATTATAGGGCAATCCTGTGTGGTACACTAACCACACAGGATTCGTTTTTACTTGCTTAAATCTTCTTTAGCTGACTTAGTCCATTCGCCTAACACGGTTGACAATGATTTGCCATTCCACTTCATATAGCCTGATTTTTGCAGTTTCTTACTGATTTTCTGCATTTTGTCACGGTCATTGTTGAGAAATGCCTTCTGATATTCTTTTTTGTACTGCGTAGTTAGTGCAGTACGGACAGAGGTCTGTGCTTTTTTCTTTGCCTCGGTTTCAGTTTCGCCTTTTGCAATCTGTTCTTCATACTTCTCATTATAGAATGTTTCAAGCTGTTGCTTTGCCTTTTCGGGGTTATTGTCAATAAGTACATCATATGAGTTTGCGTATTCACTACCTTTTCGACCGCCCGATGAACCGAAGTAAGTGCTATGACCGCTGATTGCATCCGACAAATTAGAAAAGATACCGTTAACAATATTGCTGTAATTCTTCAACGGAAATCCTTTGAAGAGTGCAAGACCATCGACAGATAATCCCCATAGGGCATCTTTTGCTTTATCAAGGTCAAAATTACCTTGTGCAAGAGCAACAACAACATTCTGATTAAAGTCACCGATTGATGAGGTAAAGTCATTGAGCATTGATACAACATTGTCTGATGCGAAATCATAATCTTTACCGTTAATCTGATTTTCAATAAAGGATGCAAGTTCAGCACCGCCAATTGGAACAAGAACGCTAAATCCTGTTTCCGCCCAGTCAATACCGAGTCTTTCAAGAACAGAGGAAAGAGTGACCTCATCGTTTTCATCCTTGTAGCGTTCAGGTTTATGAAGAGCGAGGGATGCAATAAAGGTCATTGCAACGAAAGTAAGTGCCGACACCATCTGTGAGGAAACTGCTTTTGCAAGCTTTTGTTTTTTGGCATCTCGAAGTTCTGCATTGTCCTTGTTTGCCTGATAATCCATAATTGCATCATACAAGATACCTGTGTTCTGCAATGGCTGTGTCTTAAACATAAATACAGACTTTAACAACTCGTTTGAATTTTTCTGTATCTCGCCTCGATGCAAGCTGTCATACATAGGCTGTGTCTCTTCAAGGATTTGGTCATATAACTTTGTGACTTCATCAAAATATTCATCAGAGCCTATTTGGTCAGCTTTTCCTTGTTCCTTATAAAGTCGGCTAACTTCTTCTTTGGTTGCTACCCAATGCAATGCTGTTGTGATGCAGTCTGTACCCTGTATCCATTTAGCAGGATTGAGTGCTGTGGGCAGTTTCTTACCAAGCCAAGAGTCTTTCATTGCCTCAATCTCCATTGAGGACAAGCCGATTCTACGCATATAGTGACCTGCTGTGTGTGCATCAATCTCATCTGTAAGCTGTTTCCAACCGCCTTTACGGGCAATCTGCTGAATGCCTTTGACTGCACCGACAGATACGGAACGCATTGAAAGAATGCTTGATGCTGTGTACAATGATGCACCCTGCTTAATAACTACCGATACAGAGCCTTTGAGTGCCGATGTAATCATATTATCTCTGACTGCCCTAACAATCTTATTGATTGCTTTTTCGGTCTGAGAGTTTGATTTTCTTGATGTCTGCAAATCGGTCATTACCTGTTCGATAAACTGAATAGGCTTGTCGGAATTAAAGGTTTCTCTGAGAGCATTTCGTACGGAGTCTGTTGCAATCTTGTTACCGTTTTCGTTTGTTTCAAACATCTTAACATTGAGTGCCTTGTTAAGATTGCGAATAGGCACAGCGTAACCGTAATACTGTCCGACATCTCTTATATGCTTAGATATAACGCTGTCGAGTCCTGCAATGTTAAGAGCCTGTGGTGCGTTTCTCTTGGTAGCTTTCAGCATACCTTTGTTGACAATGGTCGCATCGTATTTCAGACCGTCAATTTCTGTAGAAAGGAAATCTTTATTAACGGCAAAAGGTATGTAGTATTTTTCGGTTGCAATGTCACGATGGAGAAGAACCGCAGAAGTGTCATTGATGTAAGCGTTAGAAACCTCATTGAAAAGCGTTTCGGCAAGTTCACGATAATGGTTCTCAAACTCTCCCATTTGGCTCTGTACAGCCGAGATGAAACTTAAATTAATGCCTCTAATTGTCTTTCTTTGAGCAAATGCCTTTTCATAATTGCCTTTACTTATCTGTTCGGCATCAAGCAGAGTAACACCGCCTCGCTCCATATGGTCAAGGTGAGAGTCTTCTGTATGTTCTCTTGTCCAAGACATCAGTATCTGCAATCCCTGTGATTTTGTCATTTTGACAGTCTGTGCAACATTCTTGTTGTCACGGTATTTGATTTCGATGACATCATTTTTAAAACTTTCATAGTCCTTTGGATTTTCTTTGATGAAATCATTGAGAGGCTTTTCGGCAAGCATCTTAAACATATTGTACTTTTCCGTACCTTCGTTAAGAGCATTGATGTGATACATAAGCTCGGCATCCGCATTGTAGCCTGTGTACTTCGCCATAAGTCGCATCGGTGATAATACTTGGTCAAGTAATGAGTCCATTACATTAAGTTTAACATCACCGAGTTCTCTTGTCTGATTAATAATCCTTAAACCTGACTCATAGTTAGTAATAACATCCTGTCTGCCAATCTGCTTAACAGCATCCCTTGTTGCATTGTACACATCTTTGACAATCTGTTCAATTTCCTTAGCCTCTTCGTGTGTGAGTCCTTCAATAAGGCTTTCTCCCTGTGTCTGTTTCTTGATTTTGACACCTTCAAGTCTATCATCAAGGTAATCGGCAAAACCTTTTATTTCCTCGATAATTTCCTCATTGTAAGCATTATAAAAATCACCGTAATGCTCATCGCTTTGATTGACTTGTTCGAGCTGTTGAGAGAGTTTTCTCAGATTGTCTGACATCTTAGTATCATTATCAAGATTGATTGAATCAAGAAGAGTTGATGTAATGCTCTTGATAGGCTCGTTCAAGCCGTATGGAATATACATTTTCTCTGTCGGATGCAAGACAGCATCTAACAATTTCTTTGAGTATTTCTTGATTTCACTGATTGAGTGTGACCAGTCCTGATTATCCTTGCGTTTTTCAGCATCTGCCTTGCGTTTCTCACGGTTTTTCAGAATGATATCATCAATCTTATCATTCTTCTGTTTACGGAGTTTTGCAACGGCATCCTTGCGTTTCTGCGTTTCTTGCTTTCTGATTTCAGCAATACGCTCATTCTTCTGCTCACGCACTCTTGCAATCTTCTTAGAGGTTTCGTACTTTAAGATGTTACGCATTGCCTCAGTTGACTCAAACTTTAAAAGACTTTTGTCTTTGTTTACGATTTTTTCTTCGGTTTCTGCTTTGACTTTCATAAGCGATGCAATCTCTGCTTTGTCGCTCTTAGAGATGTTGTCTTTGGCATTGATAGTCTTGATTTTATCGTCAATCTCATTAAGCTTATCGTTGAGTTTATTCATCTGCTCAAGTCCCTGCTGATAGGTCTTGACGGTATTTCGCTCTGATGCGTTAATTGTTGTTGTTTCAAGAGCCTGTGCGAGTGCCTCTCTTGTTGAAAGAAAATCACCTGCAGTGATTTGTATAGAGATATTATTTTTTTCTGCAAGTTTTGCTTCATATTCTTCGATAATTTTTTTACGCAAAATTTCTTGATTTTCCTGTGCTTGTTTGAGAGCTTTTGTCACTTCACTAAGTTTTCGTTTATCAACATTTTTTTGTGTTACGGCTTGTTTGCTTTGTAGTTTAAAATATTCTGCCGTAGTATCAAAAGCCATTTGTATCGCCAACGCATCAATTGTACTTTCACTCTGTATATTACCGCCATATGTTGATACATAATGTGGTGCAAGTTCATAGTTCATTATACGGTCAAGCATTTGATAACCGCTGTCGCTGTCCCAGTCAAAGCCGTCCTCTATCATAAGTGACCTTCCGCCTAACTCTTCAAGGTGTGAGCCGATATCTTCAATATACGAACCAACTGCCTTACCGTTAATGCCTTTTGCGTTACGCTCTAATTTGACATTAATCTTGCCAAACAAGACTTTACGGTATTTTCCGACACTACCATAGTTTTCCTTGATTGTGTCGATTGCGTTGTCGGGAATAAGCAAGGTTGTGCCTTTTAGTTCATCACGAATTTGTTTTGCCCACGCTTCGTGTTGTTCGTCAAGCTGTGTCGAGTATTGCAATGCTTCACGGCACTTCATAACAAATTTTTTAAAAGCCTCATTAAATTCCGAATTATCGTTTTGTACGGAGTCAATAACTGCGTTTAAAGAGTCTACATACTCGGTAACAAGAGAGTCTATTTCGGCATTAGGATTGATGTAGTAGCTCCTCATTACAGATTTAACCATATTGTTAATTCTTTTAGCATCAGGCTTGATACCTTTACTTGCAAGCAAGCCCTCTTTAACATTGTTTGCAGAATGACGATATATTTGCTCGATTGTCAATTCAGGATGGTTTTCATCAACTGCTTTTTTAAAGTCTATATCTTCCTCTTCTTCATTGTAATCAAAATCAAACAAATCATTATATTCATCATCTGATAAAAAATCATCATCACTAATATTGTAGCGAATATCATCTTCATTGCCATCAAATCTTTCTGAAAGCGGAATTACTTCACCGTCATTATCGTAGGTTATTGCATCGGCTGATTTTACATTATTCGGATTGAAAACAACATATACATTAGCAATAGTGTCACGAGGTATCTCGCTATTTTTGCCACCGTTATCTTTAAGATTCTTAAAAATGACACCGTCATAACCTGCCTGTTTCGCATATTTAGAAACTTCTCTTGTTGAAAGGTGTTGTGTTCCGTAATTGAAATAATCCTCACCGTATTCTGATTTAATTGCATCACCGAAAGGTGTGTTTAAAACTGATTTCACATCAATTTCATTCCAATTACTTTTGCTGGCATCAATAATAAGAGGATTTTCTATTTTAGCAAACAACGAATAGTTACCTTTTTGTGCCTGTTCCGTTAATTTACCTTTTAGATAATCTTTAGCTTTATTTTCGTTAAAAACACCAAAAATTGTGTCTTGGGAATCCTTACTTATGATTATTGGGGAATTATTATAAACTTCCAAAATTCTAGCTAATCCATAACTGTCTTTTTCAATTTTCCGAAATTTCTGTTCTTCTTCCGTAGAGTCAAACTTTGTGCTTTCAATTAAATTGAATAAAGGATTTGAAATCTTATTATATTGACGATTTTTAAGCATTTCTACAAAATCAGAATACTTAGTATCGTAATCAATTTTCGGGAATTTTTTAAAATATCCTTCTCTGCCTTTCAAGTAATCTATGAGATAATCAATTTCAGAATTAACTTTAGCCGTAAACTTATTAACAGCGTTTTCATCTACAATTGAGTAATGCAAATCGTCATTATCTGCTCTTAATTCGGGATTAGTGTTATCGTGCGTGAGCGAGTTTAAACTCTTTTCAATTTCATAAATAGACATTGATTTAACTTTAGAGCTTATCGCTTTAATGGAGTTTATTGTGTATTGTATATTGTTTTCAGTTTCAACACCCGAATATGTAGAGGCAATTTCGGGGTTATTCGTCAAGAATATACTTGCTCCGTCATCCATCTTAGAAAGGTCAAAAGCAGTAAAGCCAAAACTTTCTGTGCCGTGATAAAGCTTGGTCGGAGTTTTTCCATCCTCTGAGTACGCTCCCCAAGACATAGCTTTTTCATTGACAAGTTTCTGTGCTGTTTCAATGTCATTATTTTTGACAGCCTGTGAGTATTGGTCATCGACCTCACTGTCAGAAAGAAAGCTACTGCTTCTTGTGTTGTTCTGAATTTCAGCATTATTTTCTTCAATAGAATTATTGCTTTCTGTTGAGGACTTTTTTGCGTAGATTTTAGCGTTCTGATTTTTCAGACCTTCAATAACAGCTTTTTCGTATTTATCGACAATGCCTTGTAAATCTTTTGCGGTTGATTCAAGTAATCTTGCTTCCTCTGTTTTTCCTCGGTCGCCTGTGATAAACTTTTTGATTTTTGCAATTACATTCTTAATGGCATTGATAAACTTTTTACCTGCCGAGGGATTTTCTTTTGACATTTTTTCAAGAATTTTAGCTTGATTAACAAGGTCAGATGAAAACTCCGCAATGGCTTCTTTTGTTGCTGAAATTTCCTTTTCACTCTCGGACATTTTCTGCCAACTTTTGCTGTTGTAATCTTCAAGAATTGAACGGTGTTTATCAACAGTTATATTGAAAATATCTGTACCGACTGTATCACGAATTGCTTTTGTAAGTTCAGCATATTCGGTTGGTGCGTGTTCTGCAATGTGAGTCAACTCGTGACCGAATGTTGCTATAATCGCACCCTGCTTTAATGCTTGGTCAACAGTTTTTCTTTTAGCGTTAAGGTCAATTGATACGGTGTTAGTAGCTGAATTATATGCACCGTTTTCAAGTGAGAAATTACCGTTTTCATCAGCTTGTGAGGCATATAACTTGACATTTAAGCCGAAATCAGCAAACTTTGAAATGTAGTTAGCTGTTGCTTTCTGCTCATCGTTAAGTTTGATACCTTCAAGAGCAGAGTTATCAACCGTACCTTTAGCGTAACCGTTTGTTTTGTCTTTCCATTCCTGCTGTAATTTTGAAAGAGCGTTTCCTGCTTTGAGTGCCGTTGTGTACTTATTTAAGCCATCTTCATAAGCTGATACTTGTACATTGTACGGTAACTGCGATGCTGTGCTATTCAAACTCTGAAACGCAACCGCACGAACACCCTGATTGAAAAATCTCGCATACTCCATAGCGAAAGTGTCAGGCTCGATTTTATCTTCTAATCCGTTATAAGCGTCTTTCATCTTATTGACCGTGTCGGTGTTGATTGTCATATTCTTAGCATTTTCCGAAAGAAACTTGTTGAGCGTTTCGGCATTGTTAAGATTTGCATCAGCATCACTTTTCTCAGAGTTAAACTCAATGAGGCTCGGTGTGAACAGTTTTGTGTCTGCGGAAAGCAATGCAGTCTGCTGATTAAATCTTGCAGTCTTTGCCTGATTGACAACATCGTTTGCAAGAAGTGACTTCAAATTTTCAGACTTTTTGATTTTTTCGAGGTCATCGTCTGTCAAATTTTCGCCGTTTGTAAGTTTGTTCGCAACAACATTTTCATCTGATGCAAGGTTTGCTTTTTTGATGACTCTTTTAAATTCCTTTTTTGACGGCATACTTTCTGTTGCTTTTTCGTATGCCTCGCTCTGCAAAGAACCGAGTTTTGCATCAGTCGGATTGTTCTCATAATCGGTAACGCTGTCATTAAGACCGTAATGCTTGGCAAGATTCTTAACTGTGTCTATGTTATCAAGAGAGGATATAGATTTTCCTGCCTTAATATTTCTTCTGTATTGAGATGTATTGACAGCAGTACCCGAAATTCCACCCATTAATGCACCGCCAATTGCATCCTGTATAATCTGACCACCGTAATTCAGCATTACTGCCTGTCCTGCCTCAGTTTCAGACATACCGCTGTCAATATATCTGTCATACTCTGTCTCGAGCTGAGATAAGCTACCGTTAATGATTTCATCTGCTACACTATCAAGGAGCGTTGCAGATACTTCTTCCGATGCCTCGGTCAAAATCTGCTTTCCTGCATTCTTTAAAATGCTCTTGAATTCCTTTACACCGCCATTTTTAAAAGCTTTTAGTTTACCAAGTGATACACCTTCGGTAAGCACCTCGACACCTGCGTAGGTAAGACCTGTGGCAAGAGCCTGCTCAACAGAACCGCCATTCTCAACAGTATCATTAAATCCCTGTGTCGCTACCTCCGCACCCATCATAGATAATCCGACAGCAGGATTTGCATATGCGATACCCATACGAATAGCGTTGTCAACAAGGCTTACTCCCTGTTGATAAGCCAATCTTCCTAACGGATTATCTATATTACTTGCGACTTCTTGTTGCAGTAAATTGTTTTGATATACGGCAGATTCCTCAGGATTATAATATCCGTCACCGCCTGTCCATTTATCAACAACGGATGCGACTTGCTTTGGTGAGGATTCAAAAGCTGACGGAATCATATTAAGCGTACTTATAGCCGTACTTACAATCGGGTGCTTATCAGCGAAATCTTTGATATTTTCATTTTCTTTCTCGGCTTTTTCTCTGTCTTTGGCTCGCTTATAGTATTTATAAATTTGGTCAACATTCCAACCATCAAGAGTCTTTAGTGAATTAAAGTTAGTTTCAATGGCTTTTTTCTCTTCATCGGTATACAAGGAATCTGTCGGCAGTTTACCTTTTTTGAGTTTCTCTTTTAAAACCTCTTTGTTATATGTATCCAATGCATCTTTGGAGTGTTCCTCTTCATATGACTGCATATCATAATAAGCATCAAGAGTTTTTGCCACTTCGGGATTTTGCTTGCGAAAATCAGTATAGTATTTCTTTTCGTTTTCAAGTTCCTTTTTTTTGTCGATTTTTTTCTGTAGTTCACCGAGTTCGGCTCTTTGATTGGTGCGTTCCTGCAATTTCTTGTTTGCTTTTTTGCCCTGCGTAGTGAAGAGATTGTTATTGTAACTACCGCCAATTTCGGCATATTCCTTGTTGAAATCGCCCCAAGTGCTGTCATACTCGGCTTTCTTCTTGTCATATTTCTTCTGTAAATCATCAGAAGTTTTGGCATCCTCTTCTGCCTGTGCAACAGCAGATTTGTATTCCTGTTCTGTGTCAAAATCTGACATTGCATTTTGAATTTCTTTTGCGTTCGTTTTGAAATTGTCTTCTGCAATGTTAAGGTCAGAGATAGCACTCTGCATATCTGATGAGTCATCAGTATAGCCGTATTTATCATAAAATTGTTTTGCAGAGCCTTTGAGAGCATCGGCTGTTTGATAATACTTTGAGATTGTATCAGCCCTGTTTTTTAAAGAATCAAAAGTTGTGTTTTGATTCTCATAATAAGCCTTAGATGTTGCATTGCTTGCAGAGTCATACCATCTTGACAACACATCCTCGTCATTGCCCATATCGTGTAATGCCTGTGTTTCTTCTTCTTCCTGACCAAGTACAGGCTGACTGTTGAGATAATCAAGATAATCATTGTTACCGTTTTTGCCGTTAATCGCATCAAGCAAACTATCGCTTTTTTCGTTAGAGGTATTCCCAGTCGTGGTGTTCGACTGGGAATTATCATTTTCATCTTTTTTCTTTTTAAGGTAATCAAGGTAATTCATAGATTTATCTCCTTATTTTTTTGAGCTTGATGTTTTATGTGCTCGCTTATACGCTTTGCCGATGTCAGATGCACCGTAGTAGCTCGAAAGATAGTTGATTTCACCGCTTGACAATGTATGATTAGCAAAAGCATTATTAAGATATTTGGGAAGAATATCGTTAATGGCTTTAGTGTAGTCACCTGAGTATTTGGAGTATTGCAAGCTTCTGGCTTTGCTGTCAATTTCGCTGATGAGGTTTGAAGTTGTGCCTGTCCTCGTTGCTTTCGCATTGACATTGTACCAGTTTTCACCGCTGTTTTTGTTTTTGGAAGAAGAGGAATTTTGGGCTTTGTATGTATTGATTTTTTCTGTTGCTTTGTTGTTACGGATTGTTTCAGCAAGTGCAGACTGTCTGTAAGCCTCTTCGGCTTTGTTCGCTCTGATTTGTTCTGCAAGCTGTGCATTCTTGTATGCCTCTTCAATGCGGTTTGCTCTCTCAGTTTCTTCCTGCTGTGCCTGTTCTGCACGCAATGTTTCACCCTGTTTCCAAGTGTCAATATCATTGCTTGATGCAGTACCGTACTGATTTGTTGCAAGATTAGCGGAATTGTAAAGGTTTGTACCTTTCTGATTCCAAGCGTTGAGGTCATTACTCTGTGCATTCTGCAGTTCGCTCTGATACAAGCCGTACAGATTGTTATATACATTCCAGTTGTTAGACCACTCATTCTGCTGTTGACTTCTGTCCTGAGCGTACATGTTGTAAATGTTATTAAGTCTGTCTGTTTCGGCATTGAAACCGCTTAATGCCATACTGTAATAATTACCAATGTCATTATTAAGCTGTTGCAGATAGCCTTGATAAGCCTGAGAGCCAGCGGTTGTTGCGTAACTGTTACCGTAACCGCCTGTCATTGCAGATGCCTGACCTACTGTATCAGCCATTGCAACCTTGCCCATATTCTGATACTGCTCTTTTGCCTGTTGAAAAAGAGTATCATTTGAGAGGTCATAAGAAAATGCTTTACGGTTGGCAACAGCGTTCATCGCCTTGTTGTATGCTCCCTGATTGCCGTACTTAAACTGCTGTGAGAGATTGTTGTTGCCGTATAACTGATTAAGTTTAGCCTGTGCAGAATTTATCTGACCGCCAAAACCACCTGCCCCTGTTGTGTAGCCTGTCTGGGCGAAATCGTTATATCGGTTTGTTGCATCATCCTGCCGATTCTGATAATTTGTTGCATTCGATGACTGGTTGTATTTGTTGTATACATATGCCATATGCTTTAATCTCCTTTCGGGTTCTGTTCCTTTTCAAATTCATCGACTCGCTTGCGGTAATTCTCATACTCTGCCTGTACAGTTGTTAATGCCTTGTTCTGCACAGACTTGTACACTTCACCAAAAGCCATTTCGATAATTGTCGGTGAAAGATTAGGATAGTTAGCAAGCTGATATAATTTGTTTCGCAAATCCATAATCAATACTGATTCAGGTGCTGTTGGGGGTGTGTTTGTTGTGGTTTCTTCTACTGTTTTTGTGGTGTTTTCGTTCATAGAAATTCTCCTTTTTTAATAACTTGTAATCAACCCATTAACTACCTTGAGTGTACTATATGTCCAAGTAATTGAGCCATTACTACCTGATTTTATTGTTCGGATATACGGTATATCTGCTGTAACCGTGTTGTATAGCTGACCGTTTCGATTGTCTTTGGTACGCAATCCCATTTCGACAGAAACATCTCTAAGCCAAAATCTGCGTATTGTACTCCAACCGCTGTTGAATGTGTTACCGCCAAAAAAATCAGCGTAGCAAAATACACCTTCGTTATCGTTTCCGATTGCGTTGTTTTTAGCAAATGCAAATTGTGTTTCATAAGCATCCCCTCTTTCGTAACCGAAAGAAATAAATTTTCCGTTAGCTTTATCAAGGTTAATCGCAAGTCCTTTTATTGATGGTGCAGTTTTCCATGCAGTAGCACCAATGTAACCAATTGAAAGATTATCTCGCCAAAAAGACTGTCCGTATTTTGAAACGCTCGACATTTTCTTGCCAAAATTATAAAAGTTAATATCACCGTCTTCAAGCTTAATAACATTGCCAAGTTTCGATTCACTCCAAGCAAATTCAACCGCATTTGCCGATTGCCGAATGATGCTTTGGATAGTGCTTGTACTTGTTTTCTGCGTAACAGTTGATGAGATTTCGTTTGATTTAACCGTTAAGTTTGCAATATCCGTTGTGTTGGAGTCAATTTTACTTGCCCAAGCAGATATTGAGTCATTAACATTTGAGATAGCCGTTGTAAGCTGTTCACCTGTTGCGAGCGTGTTGCGGTATGCAATATCTATCTTCTCGGCTGTGATAGAGCCTGTGTAGATTTTTGCACCGTCAATAACCGTCTGACCGTTTTCTACTTTTGCCCAAGCTTTGATTTCTTCTGCCGATATAATCAACGGAATTGTCTTTGTGTAGACTTTGTTGTTGTAACCGACTTCAATCTTGATAGCCGTGCAAGTTGCTATATATGCGTTGAATTCTCCCGACAGCGAAAGAGAGAAATTATTTGTATTTTTCTTTGACTTGTAAAAGACAGATTTGTTGCCGTTAATTCTCCATACTCTTATCTCACTTGCAGTTACAAGCTGTGTATTACCGCCTGAATTTTGGCGAAACTCAATGTTGATTGTTGACGGTGCACAAGATGTTCCGAGAATGTTCTTGTTGACCGATGATACATCGGTATAGATTTCATAAGCCTGTGCATCTGTGCCATCTTTACCGTCCTGACCTTTGATTTCACCTGTGCAAACAAAAGCACCGTTTTTATTGTTCCACACAAACAAATAGCCTTTGACAATGTATGAATCACCGTTGTTAAGCGTTGTTGTACTGTTGTTAATGATACTTGTACAATCAGAGTCAAAATACAAGTCATAAGGAATGCCAATTTGATAATCTTCATTCTTTTTATATGCTATGCCGAGAATTTTAACAGAAGTACCGTCAACACCGTCAGAAACACAACCGATTGAACAAACAGCTATGTATGTTTTGTCCGCTGAGTCTTTTGACTCGGCTTTAACATATAGGACAGATGAATTTTTGAAAGCTGTTGCAGAAGAGATTATCATATTTGTTTTCATTGCGGTTTGAGTGTACTCTGTCCACACTTCACCGTCTGACGAGGTGTACCACCTTGTTGATGCAACATTGATGTTTCTTGCTGTGAGATTGACTGCAATATTTTGAACATCGTAACCGTCTGTTGCTGTCTTCTTAACAAGCGTAGCGTTCGGTCGGATATCAATGCCCATTGCCATATCTGTAAGAGCGGTAATATCCAGTCCACCGATTGTACCCGATGTTGCATTGATATTTCCGAAATTGTCAACAGTAAATGTACCGTTACCGATATTGATACTACCACCAGTTATTTTTGCATAAGGGAAATATACTGAGTCTTTGTCGAGATAAAAAAGTTTCTTATTTTCAGCCCACCAAGACATCTCAGTTGGTGTAATTCTCGTCTTGAGATTTGACCGTGTATCGATAACCTTGCCGTTGTACTCGAAGGAATCCGAGAGTAAACCGACTTCAACACCGTATATCGGACTTGCTCCGCTCTCATCAAGTAAGCCTTGCTTGATATAAGAGGTTTGATTGACTTTGTAATTATCAAGGTCTGTTTCGAGCTGTGATGCATAATTATATAAATATTCAATTCCTACACTACTGCCTGAAATGTCGAGCGTTGTGTCACGAAGATATTTTCCAAAGTCAGATATAGCAACATAATTACCGTTCATCTGCGAAGTGAATTTTTCGTCTGACTGTATCACTACATCTGCTGTCTTAATGACGAGGTCACGGATGGTAGCATAACGGCTCATAAGGTCTTTGTTGACCTCTACGATATCGCCATTGGATGCAGACAGAGCCGATGCTGTCTGCTCCCACATTTTATCTACTGAAAGGTTGGCAAGCGTTGCGTTTAACTGTTCATTGTTACGGTATATGTAACTGCGTATCTGTGCAAGCTGTTCCTCGGTTGTACCGTTGCCAATGTTTGGCAAATCAATAAAATTCATTAAACATCACTTCCAATCTCCAATACTTTTGAAATCGAATAAATTTTGCAAGTACCTTTTCCCTCGATGCGAATTGCAAAATGGTCACATCTGCGAGGCAAGACAGGTATGCTATACGATTTCGTGCCGTGACCGCCAATCGATGAAACTGTTTCCCAATGGTCTGAGTCATCATAGCGAATACGCACTCTAATTTGGCTTGTAATCGGTTTTTGGACTCTGAGTAACATTCTACCTACATACTTGTTATCTGAGTAGGAATAGCCTATAGAGCCTGTTTCCGCATACCATTCAAAGTCATCTTCTGCTGTACCTCTGCCTGTTGTGGTCATAAGCTGACCACTGTCGGCATCAATGAAGTAAAGGTCTGTTTTAACCTTGCAGAATTCTTTGATGTGAATGTTATCTTCCTTGTGCCACATTCCAGTAGTGATATCATAAACGAAGAGAGTCCATACACCGCTTGTGTCCTGCATACAGATATAATATCTATTAGCTATAGTACCGCTGACAGCATTGCTATAGCTAACCGCACCGAGAGGATTTGATATGCTTGTTGGTAATGAACCGTCATAGTAGCAGACATCTGTTGCGGATTTATAGAACAGAGTTTCATTGAGTATGCAAAGACTCTTTGATGAACCCTTCTGAACACCTCTTACTTTCTGCTCGATGACCTGATAATTGCTCGGCATTGAGCCGTAAACCTTGTGTATGCAATTTTCTTTGAAGAATAGTAAATAATTACCGTAAGCAATTGCACCTGTCCACACACCGTCAGAGCCAACGGAAACGGCATAAGAGTCCGTTGATATACCTGCATAAACAAACCAGTTCTTGAAATCACCCTGCTTGCAAGCATAGATTTCATTGACGATTTTGCCCTCGTTATTGAGTCCGTAACGGCATCCCCACAGACGGTTGTTCGATTCGATGACAAAATCCATAATCGGAGCAACACGCTCAAGTTTGACCGTACCTGTAGACTGAGTGACAACATTGTCAAGTATTGCAGTAACTACAATCCAGTTTTCTTTCTCGTCAATAGACTTGATGAGCATTGAAGTGTTAAGAGTATCAATCTGTTCTTTGATTTTGTCACTACCCGAAGAGGAAGAGGAGTCACAACCGCTGATTGTTACGGCATCACCTTCCTTGAAACCTTTACCAATGCCTGTTGACTCAATACGCACATAGGTTGTTGATAGAGATGACCACATCCGTGTGTTTGAGTTCCATACCTTCAAGTAGTGCGTGTCACCGCTTGTATCAAGCCATTTGTAACCGTTTGCGACTGTTTCCTTCTCACCGACATTAGGTGACTCATCACCTACATATACATAATTTTCACCTTTTGGGTTTTGATACTGATACTTAGTGCCATCTTGCGTACACATCGTATATACAACATTGTTGACCTCTGTTGCTATTTCAATAGTGTTATCAAGATATCCCCAGTCGGATGTATCTTCCGTATTAATGAAGACCTTGTCAGGAAAGATAACAAGGTATGCACCCATTGACACCATTGTTTTTTCTGTGTCCGTCAAAATAATATGGTCAACCTTTTCACCGTCAATGTATAAATACATACCGTCAATGTAGCAGAGGTTATCACGGCTTGCCATACATTTAGGCTTGGTGAACTGTTGTACAATACCTCTCTTATCTCTCGGTGACAACACAGGATAGTAATTGCCTGTCATATTCTGCATATCATAGAATTCTGTATCACCGATGCGGATGTTGTGATTATATCCTGCAAACTGCTCTTGATACTCTCGCTGTGCAGAGGATGAATCAAGCTGTGGAAAATTAAAAGCCATAGTATCACCGCCTAAAATGTAATGTGAGCAATCTCTTTGGGCATATGGTTGCAATGCCACCAATTGACGAAAGAGTCATAATGGTTGCTGTACTGTGCTGAGGATGCGTTGTATCTGTCATATTCCTTGTTGACAAGGTGTATTTGAAGTTCAAGAAATGCTTTGTAAATCTCTACTGCATACGGTTTGGGAATCAGTAACGGCTGATTGCGTGATGTGTTCTCGTCATATCCGATGAAGTCTGTATCTTCATAACCTTCGTGCGTGTCAAAGACTTCGTTCTTGACCATTCTGTCGAGAGAGTCAAGCCAAGCAATCTTTTCATCTTCCGTGCGGTTGTTTGGTACTGTTGCATCAATCATATCAATTGCATCTGCTATTGTAATGTAGTCCATATTTTTATCTCCTTTTAAAACAAAAAAGAGGCGGAAAAACCGCCTCTTAATCTCATAATCAAGCCATCGGCTTGCTGTCTTTGAATGCCATTTTCTTGATGAATTCTCTCGCCTGTGTGCGAGCCTTTGCTTTGTTGTTGATAACCTCAGCAAAGATTTCATCTACTTCGACAGGTACATCGGTCTGCACAAGAATATTGTGACCGTTGACCGAGAAGAATTCCTGTTCTGCTCCGTCACCCTCAATCTGAGGGTCACGGGGAAGAATAACAGTAACTTTCTTGCCTGTAAGACCTGCATTCTTATTTGAATTTGTAGCCATAGATAATCTCCTTATCAGTTTTCCTCGTCAACAGATGAGTAAGAAGAACCTGACTCGACACGGAGGATTCTCTCTTCGTAAAGAATCTTAGCACCGTGGCTGAATTTGTAGCCTACTGTGCTGTAAAGTTCGAGAGGACCGCCAATTTCCGACTTGTCCTTGATAATCATATGCATTGACTCGTTTTCGGGTTCAATGATGCCGAAAGCCTTTGCACCGAGAAAAAGTGTGTCATATGTAGCGATGCCGAGTTTGTTGTGTGCGTGAATCTTGCACTCTGTTGACTCAACGAAACGGCAACCGTGAAGTTCGCCAATCTCGCCCTTGAAGATAGGTGCTGTGTCATTGTACTTGTGGTACTCTTTCCACTCGTCAGACTCTGTAAGGTCATGAGCGACAGAGGGATGGATAAGACATACATAGCTACCGTTAATCTTCGGTGCTTTGTTCTTCTTGAGCCAAGTAACAGCCTTTTTTACAACAGCAGGAGTGAGAACACAATCTGCTGTGAGTGTATCTCTTGTTGAGATTACTGTGCCGTCCTTCTTCGGACAGTACATAACAGAGTTACCTGCAATGAGGACATTTCTCGTGAGAGTGTCCATAGTCGCACCTGCCGATGCACCCATCTCCTCAGTACAGCCCTGAATAATCGGGTCATATGCCTCATATTCAAGTCTGTCTGTGATTGTGGTGTAATCGCCGTGCTGTGATGTTGTACCTTCAATCTTCGTCATACCGAAAGCCTGTCCTGTCGGTGTAACACCTTCCGTAATCGGTGTAAGAGCCTTCGGGAATGTGTTGAATTTACGCCATTCAGACTTATTGCCGTGAATTTTCTGCTTGTCGCCAAACTGATTGAAGATAAGTTCGGCTCTTGCATTCTCAAGAAGTGAAGTATCGTAGAATGTCTTCATTGTCGGGGACATTCCACTTGCGGATGTTTTGTTTGCGTTTAATGTGGTTTCGTCAGCAAAAAGCTGGAGAATAAGATTGTACATAATATTAGACATAATAATGCTCCTTTAAAGTTAGAATTTTGGAGCAACACCAGTCCTAATAAACTGTTCCTTGATACGTTTAAAATCATCAAGAGTAAACTGTGACGGGTCATCCTTCACAATGACGGATGCACGGTGATTCATACCGTTTTCCCTCGGTCTTTCTTTGTTTGCTTTAACTGCATTTGCAGTATTGATAGCTGTCTGATTGACCGCATTGTTTACTGTAGCGTTGAGGATATCCTTGTAATGAATCACACGGTAAGCATTGTCTACTGAAAGACCAATACCGCCTAATTCCTGTGGGTCAACAAGCTTACGAAACTGAGGATTACTCATTTCTGTTTCAAGGTCAAAAGACGGAAACTGTTCTCTCATTGCATCCGACTGACTCACAAGGTTCTTGCAATGTTCGTTAATGAATGCCTGTCTTTCTCTGTCTGCCTGTTCACGCTTGTTATTTTCAAGAATTCTCTCTGCTTTCTTGACTTTGACATACTCTTCAACAGGCAATCCTGCCTCAAGTGCCTCATCTTCATACAGCTTCGTGTCATTCTGAATGCTGTTGCTGAGGTCATCAAGGAAACTGTCTGATGCGGAATCAAGTCCGTATCTGACATTAGCTATGTTGAGGATGTCACGCATTCTTGCGTTCTCAGCCTTGAGCGACTCCTGCTCTTTGAATCTCTTCGAGAAGGCTTTGTCCATATACTTCTGGGCATCGTCTTTCCACTCGTCAGACTTGACGAGTTCGGCAAAAGTCATTTTCGGCTTTTCTTCGGGAACAGCACCGACTTCGGTGTTGCTTTCACTCTGCTTACCGTAAACAATCTTCGGTGCAGAGCCTTTGCCATCGGCAGGGAACGATGTGTTTGTTGTTTCTCCTGCAATGCCTGTTGAGCCTTCACCTGTTCCTGCTCCCGCGGATGCACCTGCAGATGCACCACCGCCACCGTCAGCGAAAAGCTGAATGTTGAAACAACGGAACATAGGTTCAGTAACAACGGCTGTTGAGATAGTCTTAATCATTGCTATCTCCTTCCATATAAAGTCTGTGGTTAAGGTCACGAGCCTATGTTCACAATTTATCATTGCAAGACCAAACACCTCAAACCATCTACTTCAAAACGGTAAATAATTTTGCAATTCGTAAAAATGGGTGTTTTTTACGAATTGAACATTTTGCGGTTATCAGCAAAATGTTATTTTGAGCATAAAAAAAGCACCCATAATCGGGTGCTTAGAAACCTTAGAAACCTTAGAAACTTTGGGAAAGAGTTAAATAACGGTCAGCTTAATGTTGTCGGGATAGTTTTCGGCAAGCAGATTAAAGCCTGTTGTAACGGTCATAAAGACTAACTGCACATTAGGCTCGTATTCCTCATTAGGTTTGCATCTGTATGTAACACGCTGTTTCTCACCCTCACCGCTGATAGTAAATGACGGTGACTCTGCCATAACTGTGCGAAATTCCTCAAGCGTGTTTGCAAGTGTGTACAAGAGCGTTGATGCTCCTGCGCAAACAATATCTTTGCCATTCTCGGCAAAATCTGCGTGACCTCTCATTGTTACGGTGTAATTCTTAATGTCAACTTTAACTTTAAGCATATAGAATTCTCCTTACTACTGATTAACCTGAGTTGATGCCTGTGCTTTTTCCCTTGCATTCGTCATAAATGACCTTTCGGATGTATCGTCTGTTGTAATGCCATCAACAGAGAGATTACCGCTCGGTTCTTCGGAATTGTTTCCATTTTCAACGAGAATCGCCTGTGCAAGCTGTTCAGCCATCTGCGTGCCATTCTGCATATCTACCTGCTGTGCAAGGTTGAACGCAATCTTCTGTAACTGCTGATACTTATTAAACATCGTGCCGTTTTGCATTATCATCTGTATGATTTCATCCTTATGAGCGAAATCCATAGTCTGTAACAGCATTAATGACATATCTACATTCTGAGGAGAGAACACACCGAGGTTGTACAACTGTATCGCAAGTTCGTTTTGCTCCATTTTCGTGTATGGTGAGGCTTTTTGTGCGGTTACTTCTATATCAAAGCAAGGCAGTCTGAGTCCCATATCTCTGCCGAGAATGCTCGGTTGTTTCTGCGGTTTGAGTCCTGCGTTGTTGTACTGTACGAATTTTTCTTGTCCGTATTTGCCTGTAATGCGGTACTCTCTGAGTACATCGTAAAACTGACGGATTAATTCAATGACCATATTTGTGATTTTGCGGTGCATCGTGTACATAATCTTATTATGAGTACGGCTCATCTTACCGCTCTGCTCCTGCATTGTCGCAATAGCCGAGGCGGCGGTGACTCCCGAAGTGCTACCGCCATTGTTCACATCACGGTTACCGAGTGTTTCCTTCATCTCAGCTATGAGGTTTTCCCTCATATTGACAACAAATGTCGGTACTGGTGAGGTTGTAATCGGCATGATTGAGTCATCGTTAAGACTACCTGTTGTATGTACAAAGTCTTTGCTCCAATCAGCAAACTCAGCCTCGTTGACCGCTCCGTTGGTCTTGACGAAGTATCTCGGCTTGCTTGTTACTCTCGCATTAGTAAGCATAGCCTGTGTAAGCACATCTATTGCGTGTTGGTCACCTCTGCCAATGTCGGTGTATCCGTATCCTGCAATACTGCCCTCAACAGGGAAGAGAGGAGTAACAACAAAGGGATAGAGTCCGTGGTCATACCAACCATTCGGATAGTTTTCGGCATCATTTTCGGTTGCAAAAAGCACCGTACCCTCTACAAACTTACAGTAATGCAAGACCTGATTGCCGTTGCTATCTGACTGCTTATAGAACCAATCTACAACGGTTGTCTTACCGTCTGTATCAATGGCATCATCTGTACGATATTGGTCTGATATAACCTTGTGGCTGTTGAGTTTACCGTTAAGTTGTGGATACTGCTTGACAAGTGATTCGTTATCCACAAGCGAGGTGTGGAATACTTCTTTGCTGTCCTGTATGTCGGTCACACCTGACTCCCAAAACAGATTGAGTATATCAATCTTTTCGACCGATATATCACCGAGTCCATCGTGCTTAGTGCCGTCCCAAAAGACACCAGCACAGCAAACTCCCTGTTTAAGTATGTAGTTGGCAAGTTCTGAGTAAGTGTTTTCGTAATCGTTTTCCTCGAAGATAACAGGTAAGATACTCTTGAGCTTTTCCGCCTCTTCCACATCATCTTCACGCTTAGGTCTGATGTTTGATTCAGGATAACCGTCCATCAAGTCTGCGTGCTTTGATGCAATACAGTTCCACAGCCAAGCTGTTGCGACCTCGTTGTCACCTTTTTTCTTGTTGCCGTTTCGGTCATAGTAATCCCATTGTCGGAGTTTCCAGTAATCCTCGTTCGCTTTGATTCGTCTATCAAGACTTGTCTTGTAGGTCTTGTACCGCATTAAGCGGTCATATGCCTGTAAGACTGTACGCTCGGTTACAACAGGATTCAGCACGGTTTTTGCCTCTGCTGTAGCACTGCCTACAATGCCCTGTGTAGGTGCATTGTCATCAGATGACATCTGCGTTGTCTGCTCGGTTGTTGTGTCATCTTGTGGCAATTCTGAGCCGTTCTGCATATGTTCAAGCTGATTTCGCTCGTCTTGAGTCCACAAAATGCGGTTATCGGGAGCAGACTGCGTTCTCTGCAGTTCTGTCTGCTGTTCTGCCTGTCTACGCTCCTTTTCTTCTCGTCTTTTTTTTCTTCTTAATGCCATAAGTAATTCTTCCTTTCGTTATCTTCCGACAGCGGATTCGGCTGTGGTATCTTTGGCTCAATCTTGCGTGCAGGTGCTATCGGTCTTGACATACACCAATATCGCAACGCATCAGCGATGTGGTCTTCTTGGCTTGTGTCCAAGTCCTCTTTTTTTGTTTCATCGAACATCAACAGAGGCAGAGTCCTTATTGTGTGTTTGCAGTTGCTGAACACATAAAGCATCGGCTTTCCGACTTCATCAAATGCAAAACGGTAATGCATTTGCATCCATCCTGCAATACGGTCATTTTGTCCCTTGTCGAAGTAAATACCGTACTTTTCTGCAACATCGTTGACCGACTCGCCTCGTGAGCCGTCCCAAATTGCTGGGTCTGCCACTCCTTGAATATCCCGACCTGCAAGCTGTGGCTGTGTATGCTCATACTCCGACATCATCTCAAACTGCTTATATGGTTGCCATTTGACACCCTCGTTTGGTGTCGCTGTGCATCCGTAATACTCGTCAATAACATACGCTCTTCCGTCATAGTCTACAGCTATGTAAAGCATTGCAAACGGCTTACCGTAACCGAAGTCATACGCTCTATATACTCGCCATTCTTGCGGTATATCGAACGGCTCTATCACATTTGTGTATCTGCCGTATTTGAGAGCATCCTCGGGAGATAAGCCGAGCTTGTGTGCCTCTGCAACATCAACCTCAGTACGGAAATCCTCGAAGAACATACCCTCGAAGACATCCCACCTACCATATAGCCAAGCATCACGGAGTTTTGGTGGCAATGCCTCAAGCTGTTGTATGTATTCAGGCTGACTTTCCATTAATGCCTTATTATCCGTTACAAGACTCTGAATAAAGCAGTAATCATCAGCTTGCTCATACTGACCGAATTTGCGGTCAATAAACAACCGCTTAAAATAACCGTGACTCTGACCGCCTGGATTCAAAGTATAATAAATTCTTTTCGGATAATCATTTACACCTCGCAAGCAAGCCGTAATAGCTTTGATTTGGTGTTCTGAGAGCAGACAAGCCTCGTCAATGAAAATCACATCAAATTCAGCACCCTGATACTGTTGCAAGTCAGCATCGTTTTTACAATAGCCGAATTTTATTGTTGAACCGTTCGAAAATGTAAAAATCTTGTCCTGTGTGTTGTATCGGGCGATTCCTGCCAGTTCTGCTCTTAGTGTGTTAATGTGATTGTTGAGCAATTCGGGATATGTTCTACGGACGATAAGTATCTTTATCCCTGCATATCTCGCACACAATAATTTAGCTTTGAGTCGGACGGCAAAGGACTTTCCTCCGCCTCTCGCTCCGCCATACGCAACATATTTCTGCTTTGCAAGCAAGAATTGTCTTTGCTTGTCATTTGGTACACCTAAATAGTTAATCTTTGTCATTCTGCGTACCTCTCTGCCTCATCTGAAAGTGCGAACATAGTCGGCTCTATGTTGTCCTTGTCCTGCTGTGCTTTGAGCCGTTCACGCTCAAGTGCAAGCCTCTCACGCTCAAGTGCGAGCCGTTCAGCCTCAAGTCTTCCGATAATGCCGTGTAGATTCTGTTTGACTTCCACGGCATCTTTTAACGCTCTTGACAGGCTCTGCAGGTCTTTAGTCTGCATTGGTGGAATGACATCATAGCCGTTCGATTCATCGCCCTCTCTCCTCAAAAAATCAAGGATTAAATCATCCATCTTGTCTGAGGCTTTAATGAGCTTTGTCATTTTATTAACTTTTTGTTTTTCAATTTGTTCAGTAGCTTTTTTGTAGACATTTTGTGTCACTTTTTGTCTTTTTTCACGCAGACCGTACTCGTCTATATGCCTACGCAGGGTTGACTCTGCCATACCATATTTTTTACGGATTTCAAACTGCTCCAAGCCGTTAATGTACTCTTGCTCTATTTCGTCCCACGGATATTTATTTGATGACATTGTCACACCTCTTTTGCACTATAATGTTTAAATTAAATACTATATAAGCAAAAAAAATTTCGCTAACCGCACACGGCGAACGGTCAGCGAACAGTCAGCGAAAAAATATTTTTTCAAAAAAATTTAAAAAAGCTATTGACAAGGCACGAAATTCGTGCTATTATAAAGGCACAACAGAGGGAAACCTCAATAAAACAAAAGGAGAAAACACTATGACAAACACAAAATGGTTTAACAATCCAAAAACACTTGAAGAACTCAAAAAGCAGTACAAAAAACTTGCAATGGCACATCATCCCGATTGTGGTGGAACAACAGAAGAAATGCAAGAGATTAATGCTGAGTATGACGAACTCTTCGCAGTTCTCAAAAATGCAAAATCAACCGCAGACGGCAAAGTTTACGAAACTTCCGAAGAAGTGAAAGAAACTCCCGAAGAATTTAAAAAAATCATCAACGAGCTTGTTAAATTGCAGGGGATTGAAATTGAAATCTGCGGTAATTGGGTATGGGTAACAGGTAATACATACAATTGCCGTGAACAGCTGAAAGCCCTTAAATTCAGATTTTCGAAGAAGAAAACAGCGTGGTATTATCACAACGAAGATTACAAAAAGAGGAGTAAAAAAACATTCAGTCTTGATGAAATCCGTGAACTCTTCGGAAGTGAGAAAATTACACAAAAACAATCACTTTTGGCATAATATCTAATCGCTGTGCTATCGGCTTGACGGGCAGAAAGAAAGAGGTAATAAAATGAAATACGGTTATAAAGTTGTTAGAAGATTATTAAGCGATGAATTAAGAGCTTTATGTGTCGAAAGAGCGTGGTACACAAGTGGTGATAATGATGAATATAACAATATGCTTGCTATGGCGAAGAAAGATGATATTACAAGTGATGACATTGTGGAAATAGCAACTGACATTCTTGAACATACTGATGAGTTAAATTGGGATGATTTCATATATGTATGTGATGAAATCTTGCTAAAGTGTCATTCGTTTATAACTGAGCAAACGGTATGACGAGCAGAAAGGCAGAGTAAGTAATGGCAAAGCGGTTTGAAAAGGCAAAGTATTACACCGAAAAATACAAAGATATATTATTACCATGTAAGCATTGTGGGAATAGAAAAATTGTTATTGCGCCCGAGAGAGGTCTTTTAGGCGATAATAAAGACTATTGGGCTGTTTGTTGTTCAACCCCCGCTTGCGATTGCACAGGCGATTATACAAGTGTAAGAGTCGCAGTAAATAGGTGGAACGAAATGCAACACAATTATTTAGGTGAAGAATAAGGGGGGTAACGGTATGAATACGAATGATGTAACAGCATTAACAAGAATTTTTGCAAAAAGAATAAACGAAATGATAAACGAGTATATAACGCTTGACGAATTAGGCGGTATATTTGCAGACCTCGAAGCGTTAGAAAATCTTTCAAGCAGATTAACAACGCTTAAATCAATAGTTGATAGTATTGAATGTAAGTAATTAACGAAAAATACGATAGACAAAAGTCGCTGAGTTATAAGAAAAAAGAGGTTTTTTAAATTATGAGAAATTGGAATGTGTTCGCTATTCACAAAGGCGGTCAAAACGCTGATGAAGAAACTTACAATAGCAAAGCAAAGGCAATTAGAGTCGCAAATAAAAAACTTGTAGAAGGTGAGGAATATGAAAGTATAAGTGTTATAGCCGACAATGGTGAAGAATTATTGGACGAAACAGAAATAATAATGAAATAAAACAAATATCTTTAAAAATTTTCAGATTTTTTCAAAAAAGTATTGACAACACGAAATCCGTGTAGTATATTATAATCAACAAATCAAAACACAGGGCAACACCCACAGACCAAAAAAGGAGAAAAAACACTATGGAAATTAGAACATTTAATGACTTCGAGAATCTTAAAAAAGGAGCGTGGCTCGAAGATGGAAGCGGAATATATGAGGTGGTCGCCACTTACAACGAATTTAATGAGTGCATTGGTCTTGCAGAAGTAATATTTAAAGATGATGAAAGTGATGAATACACGCTTGGCACGAAGAATCCAAATGTAACTTTTTCCGATGTAAGGGGCATTGAAATTATCGCTTAATCGCAGAGTGACCGACCTTCGGGTCGGGTAATGCGGACGGTCAGACGGTCACAATCCCAAAGGTGTGTTTCAGGTTCGAGGACATTTCAGAAGATACCAAACAGGCAAGGTAGTGTGGATTGATGGTTACATGAAAGGAGTTGATAAGGACGATGACAATTAAAGAGGCACGCATTAAGGCAGGATTAACACAGCGAGCAATGACGGATTTGTTACTTATTCCGTATCGTACTGTACAAGATTGGGAGTCGGGAAAACATAACCCACCGATTTATGTCGAAAAGTTAGTTATTGAAAAACTTCTGCAAATTGCAGAACAGTCAGCAGAACAGTCATAAAAAAACAAAAAAGGCACACCATAAACGGTGTGCCTTTCCTGCATAGGTAAATAGTTAATATATAAAAAATTATGATGACAATTTAAACAGCACGCAATTTTTGCGTGTTGATAGTCAAGCAAGATGACCTCGCACACTATGACATAAGCGAGGTCATCTATACGGAAGAAAGGATAAAAAAACTAATCTACCACAGTAGAAATTAAAAAAACAAACTTCCGCACTTCTATGATACTACTTTTTCGGCTTGCAGTCAAGCTCTTTGTATAGTAAACAACAGAAAAGACTCAGCCAAAAGCTGAGCCTTTTCCAGTTTAAGAACTAATAGTTTATGCTTGCGTAAGTAAAAAACAAAACCTTACACAACATTATGATACATTGCAATTATGTGTTTGTCAAGACATTAATAATGTCCTTTAGGTTTTAATCACTGAATTTATTCTTTTCTCTGCTATTTTGTAATACTTTTCATCAAGCTCTATTCCGATAAAGTTTCGGTTTGTGTTTACGCAGGCAACACCTGTGCTTCCACTTCCCATGCAATTATCAAGGACTAAATCACCCTCGTTTGTATATGTTTTGATTAAGTATTCAAGCAAGTCAACTGGTTTCTGTGTCGGATGAAATCTTTTTGTGTTCTGAATCGCATTAAATTTTTGAATGCTTGTTGGGTACCGAACACCTTCATTATGTGTAATAATTTTTTTACCTCCACCGTACGCTTCACCGACATTACCGCCACCTGATGTATAAGGTTTTCCTTTTGTAAAACATGGCTTATATCGCAATTTTTTTTTACCAAAAACACAGATGATTTCGTAATTCTTCAACGGTTGATTTTTAGCATTCAAGAAATTTGTTCCCTGCGGCTTCTGCCATATCCAATCATATTTATACATTTTCAAATTGCTACTTCTTAATTTCGTTGCAAACGGTTCCTGTGCGAATAAAACAATCGCGGCATTATCTTTAATTATCCGATTGTATTCTTGCCATAATGGTTCAAAAGGAATAATTGAATCCCATTTGCATCGTGTTGTTCCGTACGGTAAATCACAAAGTATCATATCGGCGATGTTGTCTGGAATGTTTTTCATTAATTCAAGACAATTACCTTGATACAGTTCTATCATTTATTTCACCTCAATTCTTTAATAATATTTGCTAACTTTGCAACGGTGCGAAATATTTAACATCAGCCAAGTGCCTTTTTTGCGTTTGAAATTTTAGTTTTTAGCTTGCTGACATAATTATTCATCAGCTTTGCGGTTGCATTGATTGTGTCGACTCCAACCTCACCGTTAACCTTGATTTTCGCCAGAGCCTGTACTTCTCTGACAGCCTTTTCTGTTCCGTCACCGAAACCTGCCGATGAGTCAACCTTAGTCTTGATGATACCTGCATTATACAGGTTCAAAAGCTGTTTTTTGTACGCAAGAATAGCATTGTTTGTTAAACCCTTCTTAATCATTTCTTCCTTCACCTCTGATTTTGATTTGATAATGTTTTTATTAATGATTACATCAGTATCAACATTACCGCTGATACCGCTGATTCTGCCGTTATCGGCATTCTGCCATATATCACAAGACTTGGATGGGTTTGATGACCACTGTGCAAGCCAAATACTGTATTTACTCCTGAGCCTTTCATAATCAAGGTGATTGTTGAGCCAGTTAAGATTACTGTACACTCCTGCACGATAACCGCCCGATTTAATAGCATCGCAAAAAGCAATTGCAATGTTCGTCAGAGCAGACATACCGAGCCTTGTCTGACCGCTCTCCTCGAGGTCATAATATACAGGTAATTCAAGCGTTTTACCTTTGATGCACGCAAGGCATACCTTAGCCTCCTGCTTTGCCTCTGCAACGGAGTATGCGTAAGAGTACCAGTATACTCCGACCGCAAGACCTGCCTTCTTAGCGTTCTTGTAATGCGTTTCAAATTCAGAATCTTTCTGATAGGTTTCCTTACCGAATCCTGCACGGATAATCACAGCATCAATACCGCTGTTTTTTACTTTGGTGTAGTCAACTCCCGTCTGACAATAGCTGACATCAATTGCAGTTACTTTCATTATTTTCCTCACTTTCTTAGCTTTCTTCGGTTACTTCGGGCAGACCTGCAACGCTTGTCAACACAGACAATACACCTGCAAGCAGAGATGCCGAGCCTACCGCAAGCCAATTAACATCTGTCATAACGGCAGACACTCCGATTGTTGCAATAGCAGTCTGTGCGACAGTCTTAATTGCTCTGACCGCCGTAGCTTTCGCCCATTCTTTTGTGAAGATTTTTTTCATTTTCAATCTTTCCTTTCGCTGATTTTTTCGAGGTCTTCAATCCGATGATTTGCGACCTTAATTTCTTCGTCAACAACAGCGTTGTGCTGTTCGATTCTGTAGGTTCTCTCAATCAGATTGTTGTGCTTTTCAACCTTTTCTTCAAGCTTTGAAATCCTGTAGCTTGACATACGATTGCTCGCCAACACACCGCAGAGAGAGCCTATAACCGTGCCTGTGAGAGATACAAGCGACACGATAACTTCGGGGTTCAATTTCATCACTTCGCTTTCGTTATGTTACCTTGTGAGTGACTTCATTATGTGCTTTTTTTCATTGAAATACTAACCTCAAAAAATAAACTTTCAAACATATACTTTTCGAGATGGATGTGTTATAATTAAATCAGCAGGAAAAGGACTCCTGCTGTGATTTTCATTGTTTGTCATCTTCTGATGACTCGGACGGACAGAGGTTGTTCGATGACTTGTTTGCGTGACTTCGGCAGGGCATCCGACAACACTATCTTTCAGTGTGTTTCAATTGTGGATGTTGAAACACAACAACAATTAACAGGCTGTCCGTCCTGCCTTTCTACAACTACCTTCTTGATATAAATGCAATACTCTCACCCTCCTATGGCAGAACAAAAAGAGCATCTCCAAAATGAGATGCTCTTTTTGCTTTATCTGCGATTTTTATTTTTCCTTAGATTGCGACTTATAATACTGCTTGCAAGAGCATTCTGTGATTCGATATGCTCCCATATGTAATTATTTCTCTTCCGTACATCCTCTTTGAATGCTTTGTACTTTTCACAATTGCTGTGGCATCTCAAATGCCTCTCTGAGCAGTTATAACAGCAGTTATTTACCTGTTGAGCCAAAGCCACCATCGCCTCTTTCTGTTTTATCAAGGCTGTCTTCTACTTTAAAAAACGCTGTTATATATGGAATAAACATTATCTGACTAATCTTATCCCCTGCGGTGATACGATAATCTGTACCGCTGTTGTTGTACAGCTTAACACCGATAGAACCCGTGTAATCGGGGTCAATCAATCCTGTTGATGTGATACCGTGTTTAACATTCAATCCGCTCTTAGATATCAGCACTCCTGCAACATCAATCGGAATCTGAATATGTACTCCGCTGTCGATGAATACACTTCTGTGAGCAGGTACAACCACATCAATCGGGGAAAAGATGTCATATCCAACATCTGTTGCGTGTGCCTTTTTAGGCATTTTTGCTCCCTCATCAAGCATAATTTTCATTACTGATTTCATTTTTTATTCTCTCCTTTGCAATTTCATAATATTTGGGGTCAATTTCTGCCCCTATAAAATCTCTGTTTGTGTTTTGACAAGCTAATGCGGTTGCTCCGATACCTGCAAACGGGTCAAGAACCCATTCCCCCTCTTTTGATGAATTTTCAATAAGGATTTGCATCAATTCAACGGGTTTCTCTGTATCATGAAGATTTTTTCCGTCCTCGCTTTTTATCTTTTTCAATGGAACGGTTAAAATATCACTTGTGCCACAATTATTTATCTTCTTTCCTTTACCTTTGCGGAAAAATAAGATGTACTCATACTGTGACATATAATATTGACCCATAATTTTATTTTGTTTGTTCCATATAAGCGATTTAACAAAGTGAAAACCACACGAACAAAATACATTAAGCATATGTATAAGATTGATATGATTAGTCATAACATAACAATGCCCCCCCTCTTTTAACACTCTGTAAAATTCTGGAGCATATCTCGTACAATCAATATCGTTGTATTCAAATACTTGTCCTGCTTTATTGATTGTTTTTTGGAGCATTCCGCCGCTCGTTCCTGCGTTTCCTCTTGCCGTTGTTTTGTAGGGTGGGTCAGTTACAATGAGGCTAATGCTTGACGATGGCAACCCATTGAGCAATCTCATACAATCGCAATTTTCAAATCTAACAATCATTTTTTCTCCTTTACTGCTTGAAATAGATGAGATTCGGATAAATCAGCACCTTTGGAACGGATGTTTCGATTTCAATCAAACTCAATTCATCGGTCAAATCATCGAAGAGCAAATCGAATTCTTGTCCTTTCCAATTCAGCTTTTGTCCGCAATTTGGACAATAATTTTCGTTCCCTAAAAGCTTAAAACCGCAAGAGCGACAATAGGCTTTATTTGAGGGGGAAATAGGTATCTGCTTTTCGACAGCCTTATCAACGAACAATTCCGCATCATCTTTCTCTCTGCGTGTTTTAATTGAGTCATACATTGTTTGTAACTCTTCCGCAGGAAACTTATCTGCTAACTCAGTAAGCCAAGCTAAGTCTGTGTCGCTGTGTTTGTTTGGTTCAATCTTCAAGCAATCATTTACTGTATCATTTGCTGTCAAAATTTTAATATTTTTCATTTTGTTTTACTCACTTTCTTCACGCTGATTCCACGCTCTTACGGCATCCTCTGCTGAATCGAAGTTTTTTTCAACTGCACCAAATAAATAACATTTGTATTCGTGTGGGCAATAGATTTCGTAATTATAGAAACCTGTCGAATATTTGAGCATTCGCACTTCTGCATCATAGCCACAAAACGGACAAGGCTTAAGTTTTTCCATCCCAGTTATTTTGATTTTATTTTTTAGTATCATCTTTATTCCTTTCTAATGTTAAAATCTTTATTCCATAGCTTTATAGCATTTTCGGGTGTATCAAAAATACAAAACAAGATTTTGCAATTCATACATCTGATTTTTGTTTCGTCACGGTTCGTCAAGTATCCATGTACAAGGTCATTACTGCCACACTTCGGGCAAGGTTTGAGTTTTAGTTCAGACATTGTTTTCACGCTCCTTTTTTTCAATCCTTATCTATTATCTTCATATCCGTTTTGCACCGCAGTAGGGACAGTAATTGTATATTGATAATACAGCTTCTTTACAATGCGGACACGAGCTGTCAAGGCAAATCACCTTTGTACTGTTGGCATCTCTTGTTACACACATCGTATGATTAGCATCATCTGAGATAATGCGTTTGACTGCTTCGGCATTTTTTCGGGAGTTAAAATATATCGTATTAACGCTCATATCCTCGAATAGTATATCTAACGCATATTCGCCACACACTTCACGAATTTTTAATTTATTATCCATTTTCTTTTCACCTCATTTCAACAGTTCGTCTGCTGTGACATTGAATAAATCTGACACAGCTATTATGATTTCAATAGCAGGCTCGTTTCTTCCAATTTCATAGCTTGAGATACTTGACCTGCTCAAGTAGAGCTTTTCACCCAATTCATCTTGCGTTAAGCCATTTTCAAGCCTTAACGCTTTTAGCTTTTCGGGGAATGCCATTACTCTCCGCCTCCCATTTTGTCAGACCAGTCAAACCTCTGCCCACAATGATAGCAGTAATTCAATAAGCCGTTGTCTGTGAATTGCCTTCCGCAGTTAGGACATTCATACATAGTCACATGACGGATAACCTGTTTTTCAGTCAGAATAGGCTTTCTCGGCTGACTTAAAGCTACAATCTTTTCAAAATCGTTGTAATCTTCTTTGGTTTCACATCTGATTTCAACGGTTTTATACGGTGGTTTGACTGGTTCAAACTCCATCGTTTCTTTGTTTAGCACAAAATCCATTATTTCTCACCATCCTCAATAGAAATAGGCTGATTCCAACACTTAACGCAGTAATGGTCTTTCCTGCAATCATCTTTGTTCATTAGTCCTAAATGATATGGACATATGCCTTTAGGTGTTCCAGCATCATTAAGCTTAGTATTTGGATAATGTTCCAAGAATTCGGTCAGATAAGTCCTCTGCGGATTTGCATTGCTCCACTCCTGTACAGCCTTAACCGCCTCTTTGGGATAAAGTACTTCAAAATCTGTACATAATAGTCCCTTATTGTTATTTGTGCCACATAAAGGACAGTTAGAACAGCTAAGTTGACATCGCCCATTCTTTGCTCTTTTCGTCATTCTTCGCTTTTCAGCGAAATAATTCTCTGTTTTTGAACAATCAATCATTATTAATCTTCCTTTCCCAATCCTTTTTCATTGCCTTGCGTTTTTTCGGACAGTCCTTCCAATTGCGATTTTTTCGTTTCCAACGGAAAGAAAAGAGCTTATAGCGTAAGCCTTTGTATTTGATGCCGTGATACATTATTTCACCACCTTAAAATCAATAATATTTTCATACCAATTGAAAATGTGGACACGAAAGCCGATAACCGTTAATTCGTAGGTTTCGCCCTCCTTCAAAGCACCGTAAACATCAGACGAGTTAAATTTCCATCTGAATAATGTGTCTGTATCTTCAAAAACATAAGTCTTGCCGGTCTCGTCCTCACCGTAAATAAGATACTTGCTGTCGATGCTATCTTCGGCAGATTGTGTTGTCACTCGCTCTTTATCGGTGATTGTTACGGTGTATGTGTGGTCATTGGTGAAATTTATCACAGGAACAGCAATAACTGCGATAACAACTAATGCGATTGCTGTTAAGCAACCTAACAAACTTCTATTTGACATTTTCTTTCTGACACTCCTTGTATTTTCTGTATAGATATGGTCTTGCTGTTTTCAACATCATTTCCATATGTTTTTGGCTTGCAATAGGGTTATATTCTTTTTGCAGGTCTGCGTTATCCATCGCATCTAACGCTTTTTTGATTTTTTCAGAGTCTATCATTTTTCGAGACTATATCCTGCCAGTTCAGCTACATATGACTTAATATCCTTGAGTTCTGATAAGATAGCCTCCGCTGTTGATTCTGTATTTTCCGCTGTCGGCTTTTTCTCATCGGCTCTTGAGTTCCATATATTTTCAGCAAGCAGAGATGCGTTTGTAGGTTTTTCGATTTTATATAAGAAAGTGAAATTGCAAGCTTTACATACAATGTCAACTCTGTTCAAAACGGGGTCATACCCATAACATAAGTCCGTGTTATCACAAAACGGACAACCCTTCTCCAAATTTAAAATTGGTTTCTCTTCTTTACTCATTTATTTTCACTTCCTTGTAAAACTCATATCTGTTATCTTTATTGTCGTGCTTAAAAACTTTTGCAAGGCTATCTACATTCATACCATTTACCCAACTAACATTGTTTGTTGCCCTGTTGAGCAAAAAGATATCTTCCCCACTCTTGATTTCATCAAGCACATCAGAATTATAAACTGCTTCATACCTTCTCATTTAATCCACCTCAATTTCTGTATTTAAGTAACTTCCGCTGTCGATTGTATTTTTCAGCTTTTTGCCGTAGTCAATGCCGTGATACTTGAGAGCCATAATTTTTTCAAACTCTCTGTGCATCTTAATTGAGCCATACTCGACATTATCCTTGTATTCTTCGGTGTACTGCTCTGCATCATCCTTCATCTTGTAAATGTAATGAAGAGCCTCGATATTAAGCTGATACAATCTTTTCGCTCCGAATCCAAAATAATGATTGAGTACAACCGATGCTAATTCAAGACCGTAGCCGATGCCTACATCGAAGATTTCACCCTTCTGGTGGTCATTGTACTGCTTGTTGCGTGCTTTCCAATTAGCTTTCATTTGTGATGCTCCTTTCTGCGAAGAGAGAAAAACGCATAAATCGGTGCAATGAAAACATACGCTATCAGCACAATAAATCTGTAAGCAGGACTGTCAATCGCAGTCACCGCTATTATAGCGGTGATGCCGAGAAACAGAGAGCCTCTCTCAAGTACCCACATAAGTGTTGATTTTAATGCTGATAACACAGCAATCGTAAATCCTGCTGAATATCTGTACACAGATGTGTCAGATATCCTGTTGAGCATTCTTTTCATTGTTTACACCTCTTTTATAAAATCAAAAAGAGAATTGTCAACCATATGGTTGATGACTTTAGCAAGTTTTTTAGCATAGCCTGTATATCCCTCTTTTTTTGCAACAACGATAGATGTGGCAACAGCTGAGATTGTCAGCGACATCAATTCAAGTTCTGAGTCGATATTTTCAATGTCGCTTATAGCCTCATTGTCATTAACTTTCTTGACGATGAAAAACGGTTTTGATTCTCTGTTGAGATTCCTCTTGAGCGGATTCTTATTCTTCATCTTCTTCATCTTTTTCTCCTTTCTCGGTTTCGTGTTTTAATTTTGCCTCAAGGTCATTAATCATTTCCTTGAAGGTATCTTTAAGCATCTCTATTGCAACATCTTCTTCCAAAGTGAAATGTTCTCCATTTAATGCTCTGTCGACAGCCGTCTGAATGTATCTGTTGAGCATCTTGCTATTCTTTGAAACACCGCACTTCTCAGAACACTTCTTAACGCTGATGATTAATTCGTTAATAGCTATTATAAGTTCTGCTCCTGACAAACCGTGGATTTCTACCTCACGGTTACCATCGCTGTCAAATGTGATTCTTAATTCATTTTTCATTGTTTTTCTCCTTTTAAATTATTTTTTGAAATAACCGTAAAGGTTATTAATGTCAAGATTAAACTGCTTTGCAAGGTTGTAGATGAATTTCCTTGCAGGAAGGACACCATCGTGTCTTACCTTACCAAGTGATGTTGTCGAGCATTCAAGTACCTTAGCCAACTCAACATCAGACATCATATTTTCTTCGTATATGTAGTGCAAGATATCACCAAGCGATATATATCCTGCCCTGTATTCCTCAAACCTGTTCACATCGTCAATACAGAGAAGGTATGACGGTGTAACTTTGAGTGCGTATGTTATGTCCTGCATCGTAAGATACGGAAGGTTAAGCTGATATCCTCGACCGAGGAATTTGTAAAAATTGATGCCAGTCAGATTGTATGCTGACATTATCGACTGAAAACGATTAAACACGCTTTTCTTTAGTCTTTCTTGTACCTTGAGTGCATCGAATGTCGGTATCTTAACATTGCCCTTGCACTTCTCGAACATCAACTGTTCTTTGGATATCGACTCGTTCTTTTCTAAACTACCCAAGTTTTCGTCTCCTTTGTAACTTCTTTGATTTGGATTCCGTGAAAGTAAAGCATCAGCTTTCGTTTTATCTTGTAGACATCCGTCTTCATTCCTTTGACATCTTCTACAATCGTCTGAGAGCCTTTCTCATAAACGAAATCAGCAAGGTATGTAATTTCCCTCTCGATTGTTTTTCTTGTCTTAGAATCCTTCTGAGAGGGCAAGAGGACATATTTTACTTGCCTCCGTAGGTTTGATATGACTTTCTGCTGTTCGAGAGCCTTGAGATACTTGTATCTCTCACACTCAAGCATAGAGTCAAAGGTTTCTCCCCAACAACGGACTTTACGGTTGTTGTATTTGCTTCGCATTATTGTATCCACACCTCATTCCGTTTAGATGCGGTTGTGCGTATTTGCAGTTCCGCTGACAGCAGTACATACACACAAACGCTCCTGATTTACTGAATTTACATCTCTGAATTGTCGCAGAATAAAACTCTCTGCCACATTTCACACACCGTAGATTTTTCATCTTTTTTCGGGATATTTTTCATCAATCAATGCGATGTAATACTTGCATCGCTTGAAACAGCGGTTACAAAACTTGTTCTTGTGTTCTGCTTTGACTGCTCGCAAGTGAAAGCCGTGTACATCGGTCTGACCGATAATCCCTTCACAGGTAATCGTGTTGATTGTTTCCGTCAAGTAGAACGGACATTGTGCGTTGACTGCATCCCAGTTAGTTGGCATTTTCAAATTTCCTTTCGTGAAATTTGTGACTTCGTTTGACTTCGTTGTTAAAAATCGGGCAAATCGGGCAACGGATGAAAACCGCTGACATCCTCAAGGCTAAAAGATGAATCTCGCCAAGAATCAACCGACTTGTTCTGAACGGTAACCGATTGATTGAGGTAACTCTCAAACTTGTTGCTAAACAGCGTTTGCGGTCTGAGAAATTTTGACATCTGCGAGTCATTGCCCCAATCGGAAACCTTGTTGTCAATCACTTGCTTGAAGTCCTCAAGACTGAAACCTTGATTGATTCTTGCGACTATCAACCGTTGTGTTTCAGTTGACGAGTGTTTGTATTTCGTTCCGCACTTTTCGTTGAGGTAATCGACAACGGATTTCACGGTGTCGAGATTGCTCGACAATATATCTTTATTTTCCTTATTTATTTTTTTATTTATTTCTTTTGTGTATGCGTTTTGGTTTTGTTTTGGTTTTGTTTCGGCTTTATTTTGGTTTTGTTTTGGTTTTGTTTCGGTTTCAAAACCACCAAATTCCGCATTGCTATGCGATGTTTCACCGTCTGCGTTACAACACTCTTGATTGTCGGTAGGTTGTACCGTGTCAGTACAATAGTTGACATTTTCCTGTGAGGGTGTTGTATGCGGTTTGGTTCGCAATTCCTCAAAAGTCAAGGAAATAAGCCGTCCTCGCCTGTCCGACTTCATTTTTATGTAACCGACTTTTTCAAAGAGTTTCAAAGCCTTGTCAACCTTAGTTTCGGACACTCCGATTGCCTCTGAAATTTTTCTTCGAGTTGTGAAAATTTGGTCTTTATGTACTGTCAAAACTTCATTTTTGATGATGACTTGCGTGTCAAAATAATTGACATTGAACATCAAATAAGACCATACCGACCAGTAGTCACGGTCACCGTTCAGCACTCCGTCTGAGTACATCCATCGAGGAAAAATAATGAATCCCTCAACCACCGTATATCACCTCATTTCTTGCCGTATTTTGCCCTGTACCGTCATAATCTGAAAAAGTAATATAATTACATTCCTCGGCAAAAACTTCCGTCTTAAACGAATTTTCACCATTCTTTCGTTTATACCTTCGTTGCATCAGTTGTCCTACGATGAAGACCTCTGTGCCTTTACCCATCAATTCGTGAGATTCGGCATCTTTGCCTTTCATAAAGCAGTCAAAAAAGCTTGTTGAATTGATGCCGTTTACGGCTATACTAAAACGGAGTATAGCCGTTCCTTGCTTTGTATAAGTCAATTCGGGATGATGGGTTGTCCGTCCTTGTAACACTACCCTGTTAAGCATTATTAGGATGCCTTTCTGCCTTCAAGCAGTTAGGACATTTACCGTACTGCTTAATGATTACATCGGCAGGAATGTAACCGCTTCCGTCTTTCGCTTTGGCAGGCTGTACAGGCTTTCCACATACAGGGCATATAATTACACTACTTGCCTGTTTTTGTGGCTGTACAGGCTTTGTAGGCTGTTTCTGTGCCTTTGGCGGAGCTGTGTACTCTTTACTGTTATTAAGAGTGTCAGAGTCCTTTGTATCATCAATACAGAAAAGACCGTTCAATGCGTATTTCCTTGCGTATGATGATGCCGAGCCTGTGACCTGAGAACCGTCAAATTTTGGTTTGGTCAAATCCTCTCTTGCAAGAGCGGAAACTGTGACTTTTGCTCCGTTCTCAATGTCAATGAAGGTTGCGGTTGCTCTAACATAGAAACGGTCACCGATGTTTTCAATTTCATCGGTCAATAATACCGTTGCATTATACTGTTTCAGCAGAGGTTTGAGCGACTCTAAGATATCTTCGCAGTTACGATAATTGTAATTAGCGAAATCGTTGTATTGTGATTTTGGTGCTTTCAGTTCGGTTTGAATTGAAAGCAATTTTTCATAGATTGACATTTTTCATACCTCACTTGATTTGAAGATTTTCGTTGACAATAAGCATCGCACCTTCAACCGTGTTTTCCTCGTTCTCTTTAAGAAATTTCTTAATTGCGGTTTTGTCGGGGGAAGTCTTAACCGTTGTTTTGGTAACGATGAATTTTTCAGGGATTTTGCTTTCATCGGTAATCTGAATCGACTCCGATTTTCTCAATGATAAAGCAAATGTACCTGCCGTTGCTTTACGGCTCTTCGTAGTTGCGAGATACTCGGTAACAGCTTTCGTGAGCCTGTCGATAGCTTTCTGCGTGCGTTCTTTAGCTGACTTGAGTCTTTCGATTTCTTTGTCGATGTTATCCGTGTCATACTCAAAAGATTTGATTACCTTGCAGTAATCTTCAAGCTTGTCCTGCACTCCGATACCCTCAAGAGTATCATTGACAGCATCTTCGGGAATATCGCCATCCTCGAATAACTGCATTAACTGTTTTGCTGTTTCTGTCATTTCATACAAATTCATAGTTTTTTGCTCCTTTTTTTATTCGCCTGAAACTGAAATTACAAGCCTTGATTTTACTGTGTCTTGTATTTCATCTTTTCGTCTGGTACTGTAAATTTCCGTAGTCAAGCACGATACTTCTTTGTGAAAATAAAGTGGTGAGTTATATATATTACTGCGGTAATAGTTTGTACAAATTGTTTTACCCGTCCTTGCTCCTTCAATTTTCCAATCGGTCAAATAGTATCTTTTAACAAGTCCCATAACCTGACCGACTGTGAGTTTATTTTCGCCCATACTCACACCACCAATCGTAGAAAGCCTCTAAGTCATTGAAAGCCCAATCTCTTGCGTTTTCACATATCAAATCAGTGTTATAGGCAACACTATCGCTATTAAGGGCAGACAATATCTGTAAATATAAGTAATGTATTGCAATTCGATGAACATCAAGGCTGTAATCGAAATTCATAACAAAAACCCATTGAACAACAATATTTTCGCAATACAACTCGGGATAATCTAAGTGTGCCGTTGATTTTGACTTACTTTCGGTTTCAACAAAGTATTTGATATATTCTGCAATTTTCGCATTTGGTATGCTTTTGCAAAAACATTTATTACACATTCCGTCAAATAATTCGTGAAACGGAAAGTCTTCCTTTGCATCTTCAAGACCGCAGTCCTCGCATACAAGAATAGGATATATATCCCAGTCTTTGCATTTCGGACATTTTGTCGGCTCTTCGTTGTCATACCAAGTATGACCGCAGTTACCGCAACCGTACTTATCCATTACTCTCACCGCCTTTCAATCTGTCATACTCAGCCTTGCTGATGACAACAGCCTCTTCATTAAGACTGTCGATAAATTCTTTTTCCGTCATAGTGTTTCATCCTTCCTTTATTTTTTAATGTCGCAGATAAAAACTGCACCTACGGTAAGCAAAACACATAACATAAGAAATGTGTACATCGGCTCACCTCGCAAGCATTTTCGCAATTGATGTTTTGGGATAGCCGCCAACAATCTTGATGTCTTCAAAGTTGTTGTAAATAAAAAATCGGCTTTTACCGAGAAAATCCGCAAAGTCCTTCTGCGAGATGAGTTCTCTGTTAGGAAATCTCTCATCGAGCCTGTCAAGGATAGAACGGTAAGTTTCTTTTTCTCTTGCCATTATTTGCTCACCTCTTCCTTTTCCTTTAAAGCACAGCCAAGTTTAAAGGCTGTGAGTGCAATTGCAAACTTATCATTTTTGACACCGCTTTTCTTGGCATCTTCTAACACTTTTGCAAATTCCAATGCACTATCTTTTTTTTCAGATGATGTTGTATTCATCGTGTTATTTACCATATTTTGCAATCCCCTTTCGTGTTGATAACATTATTGTAGCACCTTAAAATCGTGTTGTCAACATCTTTTTAATAATTTTTTTGAATTTTTTTCGCTTTATCGTGTTGACATACACGATTTTGATGTTATAATAGTAGTTGAAAGGAGGAATACGATGGATGACAAACTTATCGCAAGAGTTAAGGAAGTCCGAACAGCACATAAGTTGAGCCAACCGAAGTTTGCTGAACAGTTAGGTGTAACAAGAGATGTAATTGCAAACATCGAAACAGGCAGAGTTGAACCGAAAGAGCCATTGCTTATGTTGATGTGCCGTATATACGATATCAATTATGATTGGCTTATGTACGGAGAGGGCAACCGTGATGCAGACTCTGATGACTCAATTGTGATGACCATTAAAGAAAAGTATGATATTGATGACCTTGACGAAAAAATCATAAGAGAGTATCTTGAGTTGACACCCGAACAGAGAAAAGTTTTCAAAGAGTATTGCAAAAAAGTTTTCGGGTAACAGAAAAGGTGGGCAGGAAAAATCCTACTCACCTTTTTAATTTGCCTGTAACTTGCTTTTTAAACTTGCTTTTTAAACTGGTGTAAATCGACCAGTTTAGATATGCTCAATTATTACTTTGGTTATTAGATTGTAAATGAATTTCAAAAGTTGTTCATCCTCAATATTATTGATAAGTGCTATAATTTTTGACTTTGTATTCATAAATTTTACTCCTTCGTGTTGACAAATGTTGTTGTGTGTAGTTATAATAATTATTAAGGCAGATGCTATACTAATAATAGTATAGCCGAAAGGAGTATAAAAAAACTATGAAAAAGGAAAAGAAACATTCAGGATGGTTTTGGGTGGTTGTTATAGGTGGCATTGTGTTTTTGTCACTAATTGAAAAACCACTATCAATATCAATAATGTCGAATGCTAATCCATATGATGCAAGTTCTGCACTTTGTGCAAGTGTGCTTGAAACAATTGTTATGATTGTTTTCGCTTTTTTAACTCTCTTCATTGCAAGACGAGTTGATGCTCACTTCGGCTACCCCAAAAACGGAGATGCTGAAAATGAAAATAACAACGATAAAATGCAAGAAATGCAAGAAAGAGATTCCAATCAACAGTAAGTTTTGCTGTTGGTGCGGTAAACCTATTGAACAAAAAAGCAAAAAAAGAGCTGACGGAAGATATGAGAAATCTATCACCGTCAACGGAAAACGAAAAACTTTTTACGGCAAAACAAAAGCTGAACTAAATAAAAAAATCTTGCTTTATCAGGAAGATAAAACCGAAAGTGAAAAATTCAACAATCTGCTTGAAAGGTACAAAGATGAGTATTTACCTACCCTTGCACCCTCAACGCAAAGCGGATATACTCACGCTTTAAAAGTGCTTGAAGAGTTTTTCGATGATTATATGGTGAGTGATATTAAGATTGTAGATATTCAGCGTTGTATTAACAATATGTCAAGAAGTTATACCGCAAAAACATTGAAAAATCATCTTGCTGTATTTTCAAGTGTTTTTTCTTTTGGTATAAGGTGTGGTGTTTACGGTATTGAAACTAATCCTTGTAACTATGTTGTTGTGAGCGGTAGGAAATCAACAAAACGCAGAATAGCAACAGATGAGGAAATCAAAATCATTTGCAATAGCGTTAATAAAAAATTCGGGCTTTTCGCTATATTTGTTTTACTGACGGGTTGCCGTAGAGGCGAAGCGTTAGCTATCAGATATGAAGATATAGACCGTGATAATAATGTTTTGCATATTGATAAATCGTTATCGTGGAAATACAACAAACCTTTTATTAAGCCACCGAAAACAGATACAAGTATCAGAGATATTTATGTTCCTGAACAACTTTTATCATTTATTCCTATAAAGAAAATTGGCTACCTCTTTACAGATAGCCAAAACAAATTATTAACAGAATCGCACTATAAAAAAATATGGGATTCTTATTGCGAAGATGTAGGGCTTAAACAATACGCTGACAGTCGCAACATACCTGTTATATCAGCTCATTGCTTACGGCACAATTACGCAACTTTGTTAAATGAATCAGGAATAGATGTAACGCAAGCTAAAAGATTGTTAGGTCACGCAAATGAAGCTACTACCAAAGATATCTACACCGATATCACCGAGAGAAGAGAAAAAGCAAACAACATAAAACTTATGCACCGAATTGATGAAGAGATTTCACAATTTATGAATAGTTGATTTTCAATCCGTCAACCTTTCGTCAAAGAGGTGTTTTATTCAGATTTTAAGCCAATTTTTATAGGGTTCGAGTCCCTGTTGGCGCACCAAAAAAGAAAGTACTCAAACGGGTACTTTCTTTTTATTTTACCGTTATGCGTGAACAGGGACTCGAAGGCGA